TGGAGTAATACAAAACATTTGTTTCCAAATGCTGATATTTTAAATTGGAAAATAAACGATAATACATATTGGACATTTGGCAAACGCGAACGTAGGAGTGAATACGAGGATAGACTTAATAAGTTTTTTGAACTATCAATAGAAAAATTAGACAAATGCGTTGTGTATAATTATGTAAATTTACTAACCGCAACAAAAGAGGAGAAAAACGCACTATTTAACAAAATTACAAATGGAAGTAGAAAGTCGGTTCTAAAGTATTATGATATGCTCTATATCACAGAAGAAGACTATAACGTTGTATATGGAATATCGCTAAGAGACATCGATTATGAGGGTAAAAACAGAAATCGTATTATTGATTTAGTAAAGAAAAACAACAGTATAGTGTATATTGAGGAAGACGAGTGTAGCGTTTGCAATGATATAATATCCAAAATGAAAAACAAAGTGTATCTTTCCACTAGAATATTTGTATAATTAAACTATTTATAATAAACTGTCAAAACATGAAAAAGCAAATAAAAAAGATTGTTGATAGGAGCTATGTAAATAGAGAACCTAAAAGAATCATAAAAGCTGGCAAAGACATAAAGAAGAAGAAAGCCACTAGGAAATAATAGTATAATTCATAACTACTATGGAAAAGAAAGAAATTATGGAATTAGAAGAAAAGCTTCAAGCCGTTAATCCAACAAGTGTTAAAGTACTTAAAAAGGATAGAGGCCTTATAGAGAGAACTGAATCTTCAAAAATAATTCTAGCTGAGGACAATAGGCAGGTATTAATGGACTAACATGAAAACACGCGAAGAATATTTAAGAAAATTTAAAAGGCTTGTAAATGAATACGTGTCCCCTTATGACGATTCAGTAGAAGAGGACGCGATGCAGGCTGACCCAATGGCTGGTGGCGCCGCACCTGCGGACCCCGCCGCCACTGGAGCTGCTGTCGACCCAATGGCTGGTGGTGCTGCGCCTGCGGACCCTGCTGCTGGGGCTGCTGCTGACCAAATGGCTGGTGGTGCTGCGCCTGCGGACACTGCCGATGCGGGAATCGAAGAACCAGAAGATGGAGACGATGGCCAGGACGATGATGATATGTTATCAGATGATGAGTTTAGTGAGGAAGCAGATGAGCTTAAAAAGTCACAAAAACATGTTTCGAAGAAAATTGATAATATGTCAAAAAAGTTTGAACGTTTAATGGGCAAATTAGATTCTTTTGAGCGAAGAATAGAAGATAGTGACAGAAAGATATCAGACCTAAAGGCTGATATCGCGATGAGAAACCCAACGCCAGAACAAAAGATGTCGATTCGTTCAGTACAATCCGTTCCTTACGGAGACACTCCAACTCAGTATTGGGAAAAGAAAGAACAAACGTCAAATTATAGCCCAGAAGATGATAATGATGGGGCAGATATGCCAGAATATCAAATAAAGCAAAGTGATGTCGATAATATGAGAGACTGGACAAATATTTCAAAGTCATTTGATGATGAAAGACGTGATTTGCATAGCATTCTAGGATATTAAACTTAATAGGGGTTTGACAATCGTTAAACCCTTATTGTTTTCTAATATACATTTTTGTATATTATTATATGAACTTTTAACAATAATAAAACTTTACAAAATTTTTGATTAATGGAAACGACTAATCAAGTTCCAAACTTACCGAACATTACTCCATTAGTAATGGAAAACGAGAAAAACTTATCCGAAACAAAGGAAAGAGAAAACGAAAAAAGAAAGAAAAAGGATGACGTCGATAAGAAGGACGATTACAAAAAGAATTACCTTAATATCACTCTAGAGAAGGGCCAAAAGGAGAAATCTCTTACAATTAGGCTTCTGCCTATGGACCTTGACCCTAATAGTTCTACTTATGGTACTCCATTCGTACACGTTCATGTTCACAATGTAAAGGTGCCCAAAGAGATTAAAGAAAGCGGGTATGGAAACTACATCTGTTTGAGTAAAACTGATGGTATTGACCATGACAAATTCGGGTATAAATGTCCGTTCTGTGAAATAAACAAAGCGGCATACAACGAAGGTAAGAACGAAAAAGACCCTATTAAACAGAAAGAGCTATACACTCTGTCTACTTCAAATAAGGCTAGAGAGGCCGTCATAGTAAGGTGCATTGATAGAGAACATGAAGATGAGGGTGTTAAGTTCTGGAAGTTCAATCTTAGGGACGACAAGACAGACCCTTACAATCAGATTATGGACCTTTGGAATCTTAGAACGGAAGAGGGAAAACGTGCTGGGGTTAACTTAAACATTCTTGACATTTATAATGGTGTTGACCTTACAGTTAAAATCACAGAAGGAAACTCTGCTCCGACAATTACAGATGGAAGGATTCAGTGCCCAATTTCAAGGGATTCTCAGCAATTACACGATTGGCTGTACGATAAGAAGACATGGCAAGAAGTATTCACTGCTAAACCTTACGAGTATCTTAAGCTTATTTCTGCAATGAAAATACCTTGGAAGGATAAAGAGAGCGGCCTTTGGGTTGACAAGGAGGAATATATGAACTCAAGTAAAGAAATCAAGCGTAACCAAGAAAATCAAATAAGTGAGGCTGAAGCTAAACTTTTATCTCAAGGGCAAGACCTTGTTGATTCTCTAACGATTGATGATTCTGAAATACCGATGTAACAATAATTGCTGCGCTGCGAAGCTGCGGCGCAGCATACTTTTTCTAATTATATGATTTGTAATCACGGAAAAATTATTTTCAGGTATGGAACGATGTGTTACTTTTGTTATAATTAAATATTTATTTATGTAAATGTTTAATATATGACGAAGGAAGAATTTATAGAAAAAGCAAAAGAAAAATACTCGTGTAAATATGATTACAGTTTCGTTGACGAGTATAAGAATAGAGATTCTAAGGTAAAAATTATATGCCCGACACATGGTCCTTTCTATAAGAATGTAAGGATGCACTTAAATGGATATGAATGCCCAGAGTGTAGTTCAGCTAAAAACTATGCATTAACAACTGATAAATTTATAGAAAAAGCCACACAAACTCATGGCCATAAATATGATTATTCCAAAGTTAATTATGAAAGTAGTTTAAAGAAAGTGTGTATTACTTGTCCTATTCATGGAGATTTTTGGCAAATTCCGTCAAATCACCTTCGAGGCGCCGAATGCCCAAAGTGTTCTAAACGCTTTATGGATACAAATTACTTTATTGAGTGTTCGAATAAAATACATAGTAATAAATATGATTACTCAAAAGTAGATTATTCCGATAGCTTTACGGATGTTACAATAATATGCCCAAAACATGGCGAATTTAAACAAAAACCGAGGGAACATTTATCTGGCTGCGGATGCCCAAAATGCGGCCTGAAACGCATGTGGGATACTAGGGGGAGGCTGACAAAAGAGGATTTTATCGAAAAAGCAAAACTAGTTCATGGCGATAAATATGATTATTCTAACATAGAATATGTTAACGAAAGGACTCCAGTGCGCATTATTTGCCATAAAAAAAGTAAGACTGGAGTTGAACACGGGGAATTTTGGCAAAAGCCGATTACACATTTAATGGGACATGGGTGTAGAAAATGTAGGAATTCACACCTAGAAAACAAAATAAGACTTTTTCTTATTAGCAATAACATAGAATTCGAGCAAGAAAAAACATTTGATTGGCTAATTGGAAATAAAAATTCACACTTATATTTAGATTTTTATCTACCAAAACATAACATTGCTATAGAATGCCAGGGAGTACAACATTTTATAGTTATTAAAAACAATTTTAATAAATTTAATGAAGTTGTTAAAAATGATAAAATTAAAGAACTGAAGTGTTTAGAACATGGCGTAAAAATTATTTATTTTAGTGATAAAGTAATTAGTGAAAAATACGCAAAAAGAGATGATATTTTGTTCGACGAAAATAAACTTTTATTTGAAATAAAAAAATGTTAAGATTTTATTATGGGTGCATGGGCGCAGGAAAGAGCCTTCATGTTCTTGCTACAGCATACAACTTTCAAGAGCATGGTATACCTTTTATCATTCTAAAAAGTAAAATAGACACGAGAGATGGCGAAAACGTTATTCATTCTCGGGCTTTAGGGGATAGAGAATGCGTTTCTATCTCGCAAGAAGACAATATCTATAACATGATTGCCGCTTATCAAAACATTGGCGACGACCAACTACGGTGGATAATCGTCGATGAGGCGCAGTTCTTAACGGAGCAACAAGTAGAACAATTAGCCGCAATTGCGGATGTTATGAATATCAACATAATGTGTTACGGACTTAGAACAGACTTTAAAACAAGGCTATTTTCTGGTTCGAAAAGACTGTTTGAACTTGCCGATTCTATTGAAGAAATAAAATCTACATGCTATTGCGGCAGTAAGACAATATTCAACGCAAGAATTAACGCACAAAAAGAAATTATAACAGATGGAGCTCAAGTAGAAGTGGGAGGAGATGAAAGATATACTTCTTTATGCCGAAAATGCTACTTTGAAAAGACTGGGCATCCTTTATATGTTAACGAATAAAACTTTAAACTAAATTTTATATGGCACAACCACTAAAAAAGAAAGAGGTTAAGCAAAAGCCAACACTTGCGTCTTTTAAAGAAAAGATGGGCCTAACAAGTATGAAAGCAAGTAGCGCTGATAAAGAGCTAGAATGGCTACTCATGCCGCAGGCATTTAAAGATGTACTAAAGCTTCCAGGAATCCCGCAAGGGTATATAACAACTATTATGGGCCATCAGGGGACTGGAAAGTCGACGCTAATTAATCACGCAATCGTTGCAGCACAGAAACAAGGCTTAATACCAGTCATCTACGATACTGAAAATAACTTCGATTTTACATACGCGCGAAGTATGGGAATGGAGGCCGAACCAATATATGGCGATATAGTTGACGAGGAAACTGGAGAAGTACGTCAAGGGATTGTAGAATATGAAGGGAATTTTATATATTTCAACAATAAGCGACTTGCCGAGAGATATGGTATCCACGACCACCTAAAGGGTGTTGACTTGGCAAAGCCGAGAAAGGACGCAGTGCTTGAAGATATCGCCTATAGTATCAGAGAATTACTTGAGGCGCAAGATAATGGCGATATATGCGCTGGATTCTTGTTTATTTGGGATTCAGTAGGTTCAATAATATCACAAAAGAGTTTAAATTCAAAGGTCGGAAACCACATGTTTGACGCAGCTTCAATTAGCGAGGCGTTTACAGACCTATTGAATAATAAGATTCCTAGTTCAAGAAAAGCGTCGGAACCTTACACAAATACAATGATTGTTGTCAATAAGGTTTGGATGGATAGTATGACAAATCCAGTTGGCCCTCCTAGTATTAAACAAAAGGGTGGAAATACATTCGGATATGCTCAGCGTTTGTGCATTCTAATGGGTGGACAACTTGGCCCGTCAGTAAAGATTCTTACTGCTGTGTCAAAGGGGCTTACATATCAATACGCAACCCAAACAAAGATTAGAGTTCTTAAGAATCAATTGCCAGCTCCATTTACTTTGTCATATAGTGGAGAAATAGTTGCAACGCCTACTGGTTTTATATCAGCAGATAAAGATACTTTAGACCAATATAGGAAGGAACATGCGAATGAATTTTTAAAGAAACTAAATGAAATTGCAGAGTCATCAGAGGCGGTTCTTAACACTGATGATATTACATTCTCAGAAGAGGAACAACTCTAATGTTTAAAGAAAAAAATAAAAGCAGTATAATCTGCTTTTATTTTTGCGAAATATTGACTATTTATTATAAATAATAGGACATAGCATGCAAAATGATTTATTAAATAGAATTGCTATTGCGCAGGATAAACATCCAGAGTACGAATATTACCCAAAAAGCTACGATAGTAAAGATAGAAAGATTAACATAGAATGCCCAAAACATGGGGTATTTAGACAGCGGTTGTATTATTCTATGCGAGGAAGTTTATGCCCAGAATGTGTTAACGAAACAAAGGGTAAACATAGGCTATTAGATACCGATGAATTTATTAGAAGGGCAAAAGAAATTCATGGAGATAAATATGATTACTCAAAAGTAATATATGTTAATAGTCAAACTCCTGTTTGTATTATCTGCCCAGAACATGGGGAATTTTGGCAGATTCCAGACTCTCATATTAATCAAAACAGTGGGTGTATAAAATGTAGCGGACTTGCTAGAAAAAATAATGAAGAATTTATAGAAAACGCAAAACAAATACACGGTGATAAGTATGACTATTCTAGGGTAGAATACAAGAACAATAGGTTTAAGGTATGCATAATATGTCCTGAACATGGCGAATTTTGGCAAACCCCAAAGATTCATTTACGTGGGTTTGGGTGCAAAAAATGCTCAAATAATTACTTGGATAAAGATGTGTTTACCGAAAAAGCGAAAGCAATACATTGTAACAAATATGACTATAACAAAGTTAATTACGTTAATAATCACACAAAAGTCACTATAATATGCCCAGAACATGGAGAGTTTGAGCAAATACCGAACTCACACCTTAATGGCCGCGGATGCCCGTTGTGTAAAACAAGCCATTTAGAACTTGAGATGGATGCATTTTTAAAGAATAATCTAGATAGGTTATATATTTACCAATATCATAATAAGGATATTTTCGGTAAACAAAGCTTAGATTTCTATATACCAAGTTGTAAAATAGCCGTAGAATGCCAAGGAGAACAACATATAATACCAAATTTTTTCAAGAGTAAGGGAGTTGAGTATGCTGAGAAACACCTTGAGTATATAAAAGAACTTGACAAAAAGAAAAAAGAAATATGCGAACAAAACGGAATAGAACTTGCGTATTATGTTGATAAGAGATTAATAAAACACTTTGACAATTATTTAGGTAAAGTATTCACAAATAAAGAAGAATTGCTTGCATATATCAATAGTAAAAAATTAACTATATAGGCGGTCACACTTTGCGTGGTTGTTTTTTGTTTTGTATGCTATTTATTATAAAATTAATTATTTTTTAAAAAATAGAAATTATGGCATTATATGATGGAAGAAATTTAAGATTATACCGTTATAAGGGTAGAAATTTAATAGTTAATGGAACTGTTGTAGCTTTTGAAGTGGCGCACAAGAATAGTCAGATATATAACAGAGTTACATTTGACGTTGGAAGAGGATATGACGACTCTAAACATTTTCATAAGGGTATAACGTATTATTTTACTCCGAGCTCAGCGTGTTACACGATAGAAAATGGGAACGAGAAACATATGATTGAATACGTGTGTGTAACGTATAATTTAGAAGGAAGCGGATTGGCCAGAATTGAGATAAATTTTGAAGGCAACGGAAGCGCTGGTAGAGATTGGGATGTGAGATTTGGTGATTCGGTAAGCTTAAAAAATTTGGGTAAAATTCCTAATCCAGATGCCGTAACTGGTAATGGCGGCAATTCGGGTAATGGGGGGAGTATAGTTAACAATCCAGTAACGCCTCCTACTCAAAAACCTGTTGTTCCACGAATTCCAGGAATGCCAGCAGATTTTGCTAAAAACCAAGAGAATGTTAAGATTGCGCAACGATATCTAGTTGCGAACCACGCTAACATATCAACATCAAAAAGCGTCGATGGAATTGATGGACTGCTTGGCCGAAGAACTAGAATGGCAATATTAGCTTATATGAATAAATATGGCTGTGACTTTAATAAGTTCTGGCAAGATGCGCAAGAATATCAACAGAAAAAACAGAACGTTGATAATATGAAGGCGCAAAATTTGCAGGCGCAAATGCAACAAGTACAAAACCTTAAACTGAATAAACCTGAGATTGGCAATCAACAGCAAGTACAAACTGTTAATGAAGTTAGGGCACAGTTTTTTGATATACTAAATAGGATTAACAACGCAACCATTTTACAATAACGTAAATAATTAATAAATGTAGCCGCAATACCATTGAGTGCTGCGGTTATTTTTTGTATATTATAATATATGGCACAACCAGTTAGAAATATAATAAAGGAATCACATCCAGAGATGAATTTTGATAAGCCAATAAGGACTCTCATCATCGACGGAGGAAATTTACTTCGTATTTCATTTGAAGACGATAAGGTTAATTCAGAGGGTGTACACTATGGTGGTGTATTCCAGTTCCTTCTACAAGTTAAACTAATGATGCGCAAGAAGGCATTTGATTACATCTATTGCGTGTTTGATGATGAGGATTCTGGAATGTTGAGGTTCCAATTATATAACGCATATAAGGCGAACAGGGAAACCAAGAAGTATGCCGAACATGCCTTTCTATCAGCTTATGGTGAGCGTGTAGAGTCAAAGATACGTAAATGGAAGGAGAAGTACGCACACAAGAAATATGAGGCAGCAACGACTAATTTACGCTCTGAGATAGATGCATATAAGGAGAAGCGCATAAGCAAACAGTATTTATTCTCAAAATACAGTGAGGAGTCTGCAAATGAGATAATTAGGATTGCCGAAAAGGAAATCTTGGATGAGAATTTCGCAAGAGAGAGGGACATTTTATTGAAGTACTTCAATGAGTTGTATATAAGGTGGATTTTCGATGATAAAACTGAGGGTGATGACATTATAGCGTACTATGTGGCGCATAAAAAGCCAAATGACCTTGTATATATCATGTCAACGGACGAGGATTTGACACAATTAATATCAGATACAGTGTGTATTTGGAATCCAGTTAAGAAAATCGCATATTCAACTAAAAATTTCAAACAAGAAAAGGGTTATCCTGTTGAGAATGTGGCTATAAAGAAGATATTCTGCGGAGATACAAGCGATAACATAGGTAACATTCGCGGTTTGTCAGAGACTAGGTTGTTTGAATTAATGCCAGAGATGCACGACAGGCCAGTAACAGTTGATGAGGTTATTCAAAGGGCTCAGGAAAAGATAGATGAACGCGTTGCTGAGAAGAAAAAACCGCTTGAATGGCATAAAAACATAGTAAACGGTATATCAAATAAAGAATACGATGGTGATTTCTATGAAATAAACGAGAAAATCATTAATCTAAAGAAACCGCTCCTAACAAAAGTGGCAAAAGACGAGATAGATTCAATGATGTATGAAGTTCAAGACCCCGCAGGTCGTTCATTCCAAAATCTATATGATTATATATTAGAAGATGGTATTGATGAGCTTAAAGACACAAATTCTTTTGCCAGATTTTTTGAGGAATATAAACTTTTTGCGGATAGGGAGGTAAAAAGATATAATGATAGCCTTAAAAAATAGTTTACCATACTATTTATATATGATAAATTATTAACTTATGGAGACATTTGTACTTGATTATATTTCTAAGCTTGAGGGAATCAAGACTAGAATTAAAGAAATACACTGGGAAGAAGGAACGATTTCTGGCCACGAGCTAGCTGGTGATGTTGAAACAATGATATGCGATTTCGAGGACTCTGTAGCAGAAGACCTACAAGGTGCGTTCGATGAGGATATTAAAGTAAAATCACTCAGTCCTAAAGAGTGCGGTGCGAACACGCAGAAAGAACTTATTAACGAGTTGAAATCTGCGACGCTTGAGTTTTATAAGAAACTTGATGGTGATGACTATATCGGGGCAAGAAGTGAAGTTGAGGGATTTCTTCATGATATTAATGTCAAGAAATATCTTGCAAATAAAATAAATAGTAAAATAAATGAAAGTATGGCACATAAAATGAGTGAAAGTAAACTGGTTGATATGCTTGCCGAAAGCTTATATAAAGAATTTTCAGAAGCAGGTGAATCAAGCGGGCTAGAAAAAGAAGCTTTGCGCGTGTGGAAAGAGAATGACCTGGAAAGCGATATTGATTGGGAAGAAAGTGATTGGGTAACAAGTGGCGACGAAACATATGGGCCATGCAATGGATTTGTAGAATATAATGGATGGGAATTTGAGGTTCCAGGAGACCAAGATGGGTATGACCAGTATAACATCAACTATGATGAGCCAATAGAGTTCACGTCTCCAAACGGAGAAACGGGGCGATTCTTTTTAAAGTGATAAAAGAAATAGTTTTAAATAATGCACGGAATAATTGATTTCCGTGCTTTTTTTGTGTAAATTATTAGTGAACCAACAATTGGTTAGTTATTTTTATTGTTTAACTTTAATTTTTATCATTTGATGGCAGAAATTAAAAAGTCCAATGAGGCTAAGGACTATAAAGAGCGCTTCGAATTCAGACTAACAGTCGGCGACAATATTATTTGTCAAAGATATTTCAAAATTAACAACTTTAATCCGACATCATTGCGCTCATTTGAGCTGGCAGAAACAATTAGAAAGTGTGCAGGAAAAATTCACAGTGACTTGGTTGATAAGACGCAGGTCTATTTGAGTATTATCGCTCCACGGTTCTTCTCTAGTATTGATGAGATGGAGACATACTTTTCAAAGCCAGAAAACCATTATGGCATTAATGTAGGCGAAGGAATCGTCGTTCCAGGCTCTGATGCTGATTATTTTTGGGATGGCGAAAAGCCTTGTAAGTCTCAGTTTAGGTTCGATGACGGAGAGCTGTCGCGCCCTCTAACTAAGGAAGACGAGGTTGAGTATAAATTTGCCTTCTATGTAGACGAAAAGGAGGCTTGTTCTACTGTATGGACTGGAATTTATCCAAAATACATCAGAAATTCAATTGATTTGTCAAATAAGCGTGGGCGCTTTGACGATGTAGATAAAAACTACACGATGAGCTTCGAGCAGTACCTTATGTATAAGCTCGTAGAAGGTCGTAAGGATTTGGTTTGGGGCCTTATTAAAGACATTTGCTATGTGTGCAGTATGCCAAATGAGGATAGAACCGAGTATACAATTGACAGTGAATACTACACAAGGGAGAAGAATGGCCCGATTGAATGTACAAAGTTGTACAAGAACATTTTAAGCAAACGATTCATTAGAGATAAGAAGTAATGGCACAACAAATAGACAAAAATAATTTAGGCTACCTAGGGGAGGATTTCCAATATAAGCTAGCAAAATTCTTTGTCGAAGACCATGAATTCTTTGAGGCTCTATATCCGATTATAGACCAAAATTCTTTTACTGATATTGTTCTTAAGAAGTTCGTAACAGAGCTTAAAAACTATTACCAGAAGGAAAATGTAGTACCATCTTATAGTGTAATGTCAATGAAGCTCAATTCGTGCGCGACGAATGAGTTTGAATTGGAAGAGTATAAGGCGTTAATCCAGAAATTACAAAATGACGTAACTTTTGAAGGCATTAATCTTGTAAAAGAGAACGCTTTAAAATTCTTCAAGCAACAAAACTTAGTTAGGGTTGCTAATAAAATTCTTGATATTGCTGGGAAGGGAGATATTGACAGGTACGACGAATGTGAAGAGCTGTGGGATAACGCTAGACTTATAGGCCAGGATAATGACCTGGGCTTTTCACTGTTCGACCTTGAAGACAAGGCCTTGTCGCCAGACTATAAAGTTAAAATACCTACTGGCGTGTCAAAACTTGATGCGGCAATGAAGGGTGGCATTGACAAAAAGAAGCTTGGTGTTATTATTGGGTCTGCTGGATTTGGAAAGAGTACTCTATCTACTGCAATAGCCGCTTACGCCGCGACATATAAATGCCAGTCCAATAATTACAATGGATTCAAAGTACTTCAAATCTATTTTGAGGATGAAGATGTAGATATAACAAAGAAACACTTCTCTAGGATTACTCAAGTAGAGGCGATGAACATTGGTTCGCAGGGCTCTGATGTTGATGAAATAAGGAGGGTACTTGCGACATATCCAGATAGGGATATGCTCGCTAAAAATCTACGATTAAAGTCGTTTAGAACTGGCACAAAAACTGCTAGTGATATTGAATTATTCCTAAAGAGGCTTATAAACTCAGGCTTCAAGCCAGACTTGGTAATACTTGACTACTTTGAGTGTCTTGTCCCAGAAAAGGGCGGTTACCAAAATGATTCCGAGTGGAGCCGAGAGGGTAAAACAATGAGAAAACTTGAAAACATGGCAAAGGATTATGACATTGCTATGTGGGTCCCGACGCAGGGTAATAAGGGAAGTATTACAAGTACAGAACTTGTTACGATGGACCAAGCTGGCGGCTCAATTAAAAAGGTTCAAATTGGGCATGTAATTATTTCGATTGCTCGTTCAATCGAAGACCAGGATAATAACTTAGCCACGCTAGCAGTGCTTAAGAACCGTATGGGAAAATCTGGCCTTGTTTGGAATAAAATCAAATTTAATAATGGAACCAGTACGATATCGTGTGATGAAGTCGTTGAAATCGAGGGGCAATACGCTTATCAAGACGAGGTAGAACGTATCAAAGAGAAGAATAGAATCGAACAAATTCGAAAGCTTCAGGATAAGATAAATTCTAGCGAAGATATTGATTTATAGCGAGTTACTGGCATCTCAAAAAAATAGTATTGGCTTATCAGTGATTTAGATGCTTTAATCCTGGTGGGCCAATATTTATTAATAAAATAATGACGAAAAAAAACGAGATAAAAAGAAACTATGGTTGTAAGAAAAAGTGACGGAAGCTATGAGGATTATGATAGAAAAAAGCTTTCGAATATTGTAAAGAAGACGTTTAAGAGCGCCAATGTGGAGTGTGACGAAGATTGTGTAAAAGAAATTGTAGATAGCCTTTATATATACGACGGAATAATGTGCTCATCTATTAGAAAGCAGCTACAAGAAAGGTTTTTAGAGAGGGATGAGCGTCTTCTAGAGGCTTACATGAGTGATAAGGAGAAGAAGAGTAGGATAAAAGATTTTGTTAACGAGAAAAAGAAGTTTATTGAAAAATATAAAGCCTCAGACAATACGGCTAATGCGACCGTAGATGATAACTCTAATGTTGCATCTAAAAATATCGGCATTTTGAACGCTGAGATTCATAAATCCGACAATATCGAGATTAGCCGCGCGATGGTAATGGATAAACTCAAGGAGTTATATCCAACATTCCGTGCTAAAAATTACATAAAGGACCTAAAGTCACATATTATCTATAAGCACGATGAGAGTTCTTTTGCTGGCGCTATATCACCGTATTGTGTATCGCTTACAATGTACCCGTTCCTTACCAATGGTATTAAGAGACTGGGTGGGCTATCTGCCGCGCCAAAGAATATTGATTCTTTTTGCGGAATGTTTGTAAATTTGATATTTGCAACTGCTGCACAGTTTGCTGGCGCGGTAGCAACTCCAGAATTTTTGCTTTATTTTACTTATTTTGCGGAAAAAGAGTGGGGGCACGACTTCTGGAAGCATCCAGACCTTGTTGTTACGATGAACACATCAAGGGAAAAGACGATAAGAAAACAAATACATCAGTATTTTCAGCAGGTGGTTTATTCTGTCAACCAGCCAGCAGCTGCAAGGGGAATGCAGTCCGCCTTCTGGAACGCGGCTTACTTTGATAAGACGTTCTTCGATGGTATGTTCGGTAATTTCTATTTCCCAGATGGCCATAAGCCAGATTGGGAATCACTAGAATGGGTTCAGAAAGAGTTTATGCAGTGGTTTAATGAGGAGAGGACCAGGTGCTTACTAACGTTCCCTGTTGAAAGTTTTGCTCTTGTTTATAAGGATGGTGAATTCCAAGACCAAGAGAGCGCTAAGTTTGTAGCAGAGGAATATGCTAGGGGCCACAGCTTCTTCACATATATTAGCGACACTGTTGACAGCTTGAGTAGCTGTTGTTTCGCAAAAGACCAGAAAGTTTTATGGAAGTCTTCCACAGATGGTGTGCATTTAACAACGCTAGAAGAACTTCATAGTACAAAATGGGAACCAGAAAAGAAAAACTTAAAAATATTCCATAACGGAAGTTGGGTTTCTGGAAAAAGTATTAAATTACCAAACAGAAAGATGTTCAAAGTTGTTACATATAATAACAAAGAATTCGTCATGTCTGATAATCACATCAATGTAACGCTTAATGGAGAAAAACAAACAAGCGAATTAACGACTAATGATTATCTAATGTTTAATACGATTGCATTACAGGCAATTCCAGAAAAAGACGAAAGGCTGACATATGAGCAAGGATTTGTTATTGGGGCATTTTTAGGAGATGGCTCATTTGGTGCTGAAATAAGAGGCAGTATATATGATATTAATTTTTCTCAGAATGCTTATAAGTATCAAAAAATGATGGAGATGGTTGATAAAGCAAATGCGCAAATTGGAGGCGTAAATAAGAGTCACCTATCAACCGTTTATAATAACGTTTATCCAGTTAGAATATCATCAAAAGAACTTGCTGCGTTTATAATGAGATGGACAAAATGGGAAAGAGGCACTTATGCGCACAATAAAAAGTTAAACCTTGATTGTCTGCTTCAATCATTCGAGTTTAGGAATGGTATATTAGATGGGTGGTATAATACAGATGGCGGAAATTCTAATAGGTGCTATACGACTAGTCGTGAACTTGCAGAGGATATGGAGGTATTAATAACGTCACTTGGTATGCAATCTATTATTAATGTTTCTGATAGAACAGACGAAGATGTTATTATTAGAGGGGAAATATATACTAGAAATTATCCGCTATATTGTGTAAGATGGTACGAGTTGGCAAATCATAGAACAAATAAAGAAAAAGAACATACTTGGATAAAAAGGAATAACTCAATTTATTTCAAGATTAAATCAATTGAGGAAGTTGAATATACAGATGATATTTATTGTATTGAATGTAAAAACGAAGAAGAGCCATATTTTACGTTACCGTGTGGCTTAATAACTCACAACTGCCGTCTAAAAAATAAGCTACAAACGAAGGAATTTAACTTTACAAACGGTAATATGGGCGTTCAAACAGGCTCAAAATCAGTTATAACCCTCAATCTTAATAGAATTATCCAAGATTGGTTTAATTCAAAGAAGGATAAAGATGAAAACTTTAAGTTTGATGGTAGTGACAAACAGTATGATTCTCTAAATGCGCACCTGAATAAGATTTTGGAGCGCGTATACAAATACCACACTGCGTATAATGAGCTGTTATGGGACATGTACGATGCAAACCTACTTGGAGTTTATAAGGCTGGATTTATTGACCTAAACAAGCAATATTTAACTATTGGAATAAACGGACTTAATCAGGCAGCCGAATTCCTTGGGTTAACTTGCCGTGACAATGAAGGGTATTCTAAGTTCTGTCAAGAGGTATTTGGAAATATAAAGGAGCAAAATAATTTACACAAGGTTACTGATGGTAAGCATAAGCTCATATTCAATACCGAATGTGTGCCAGCTGAGAGTCTAGCCATTAAGAACTTTAACTGGGACAAAGAAGACGGATATTTAGTTCCTAGTGACACAAACTTATATGCAAGTTACATTTATAAGCCGAACGATAAACAGATTTCAATGTTAGAAAAGATTCGTCTACATGGCTCAAATTACATTGGAGAATATCTCGATGGTGGTTCGGCCGCTCACCTAAATAGTGACACACATATGAGCGCCGTACAATATGCTTACTTGCTCAAGTATGCGGCAGAGAATGGATGTCAGTACCTTACGTGGAATATTCCTAACTGCGAATGCGAAGATTGTCACTATATTTCAAAAACTCCGTTTAGTGTATGCCCGAAATGCGGTAGCAAGAACATCGCTTTGTGGGATAGAATCATCGGATATCTTACAAAGATTAAGAACTGGAGCGAAGGAAGACAAATTGAGCAAAAAACAAGAGTTTACGAACATTTTAACGAAGAAATAGAATAATTATGGTAAAATTTACAGACACTGAAGTTGTGTTTAGCGAGGTGCCAGATAAAGTTACACTGGCGATTAATATTAGTAATTGCCCAAACAGATGCCCTGGGTGCCACAGCCCTTATTTAAGAGAAGATATCGGTGAGGAACTAACAGAGGCGGTAATTGATAAACTTATCCAGAAAAACGACGGCATTAACTGCGTTGGATTCATGGGAGAAGGCAATGATAAGCCAAGATTGATTGAATTAGCTCTTTACACCAGAAAGAACTACCCGAATCTTGAAACTTGTATCTATTCTGGCAAAGAAGAAGAGAGCGACGATGTATATGCTGTGTTTGACTATGTAAAAACTGGCCCATATATTATAAGTTGTGGACCGTTAAACGTAGAAACAACAAATCAACGAATGTATCACGTTGGAAAAGACGGTTCTAGAGAGGATATAACATATAAATTTTGGAAGAAACTACAATAAAAAATTTGATTTAATTGATGAAATGGCTTATATTACTCATATAAGTCATTTTTTTATGGAAAAAAGTAAAGATAATAAGGTTTTTTTGCTCTGTTACGAGAAGAAAGAGTTTGAACTATTGGATGACGCGGTTGTAACCCCATTACAGGTTGGCGCATCGCGTAGCGGGTTAGATGTTTGCCTGTTGAAGGATAATACGGGGGATAATATTTCAGAAAAGAACTATTTCTACATAGAAAACACTGGAATCTACTGGATTTGGAAGAATATTAGCGGCGCTAAGTATAAAGGACAGATGCAATATCGTAGGAGATTGGAAGGAATAGATGAAAACTTCGATTTTGATAAGATTTTTGACGAATACGAGGTAATCACTATGGAGCCATATAACTATCCAGCGAATAGTAAGCCGAAAGTTCCTGGTGCGATGTTTATTCCAGCGAAAACTGTTGAAGATGGGTATAAATTCTCGAACAGCGGGTTCGATATTATGCGTTTAGAAGCTATAATCAAGCAACTTCACCCAGAATATGCAAAATCTTACGACAAATACATAAAAAGGGGCGAAGATTTGTATTATTCTAACGGATTTATCTTAAAGAGCGAAGATTATGACCGCTATTGTGAGTTTTTATTCTCTGTTTTGGGTGAATTTGAAAAGAATTTTGGTATTGTTGACGAAAAAACATTGTGGTTTCATGTAGGAAGGGATATGGGCGCTGGCTCATTCTCTCGTGAAAAGCTTGGAGACAATCAAATGCAGATACCTCCGCAACAAATGTGGTGGCAAATGGCCGTAGGCGGATTCTTATCCGAGAGAATTTTCACTTTATGGTTGCTACATAATTACAATAAGGACGAAATCTTCACTTTGCCTTATAAAAAGATGGAAAGCAAGATGTGGATTTAAAAAAGTGCGGTTCTGCCGCGCTTTTTTGTTTCTTTATTGTGTAATAAACATTATATTAATAGGAAGGAGAAATACGCTTTCTACTATTTATATTTGAATAACATTTATTATATGGCAAGGATACAGAAATATGGAATAAAATATCCGTTCGAGAACAAGAATAATGATAATGTATACATAGACTTGAACGACAGCACAAAGGATGAACTAAAATCCCAAGTTTTGCATGTATTATTCACACCAAAGGGGCAAAGGCTAAGAGACCCAAATTTCGGGACAGACCTTACAAAGTATTTATTTGAGCAAATGGACTCTGTTACTGATGATAACATAATAAAAAGTATTAGTATGGACTTAAAGGCTTATGTTCCAAGCGTTAATCTAGATAAAATTGTGATTAACAAAGATGAGAATGACGATAAAAATAGAATTTTAATTATACATTACTCTGTATCAAACGGTAATAAGGTTGAGCATACAACCGCTGCGGTAAAAATTTAATGATTTGCTATGGAAAAGGGAATATCATATTTAAACAGGAACTACAATGATTATAGAAATGCGTTGATAGATTACTCAAAGAAGTATTATCCAGATATGGCGGCAGAGTTTGATGATGCCTCTGTTGGGTCATGGATGATTGACCTTAATGCCGAAATAGCTGATAACCTATCATATCATATTGATAGAGTATTCCAGGAGACTAACATAAATAGTGCTTATGAAACTGCTTCTCTATATAGTATTGCGAGAAATCTAGGCGTAAAGATTCCTGGCCCAAAAGGAGCAATGGCGGAGGTTAAGTTTACTTGCGTTTTACCGCTTGCCGATGGAAGTGGACAAGATGGGAATAGACTTCCAGATTGGACATATGCCCCTATTATTAGGAGAGGAACAAAGGTGTCGTCAGGGGCTCAAACGTTTGAATTATTATATGATGTAAATTTCGCAGAGCAATTTAGTGACGAAAACGGGAACAGTGACAGAACTATAATTCCAGTTCGAAACTCTGACGGACTTGTTATTAAATATCGTATCTCGAAGCTAGCTGTTGTTGTTGCTGGAAATACAAAGGTATATAGCAAAACAATTTCAGCTAGTGACATACACCCATTTATGGATATAATTATACCAGTTGAGAATGTTATGAACATTGAGTCGATTCTTGTTAAAGACGGCACACAGTTACAGAGTTATCCTACATATGGTGAATTTTATATGCCGAACGAAACAAGTACCAATCCAAAATATGTTGGAACAACTAGATTTTTTGAGGTAGACTATCTGGCAGAACAATATAGGTTTGGTGAAAAGGTAACAGACCAAGGGAAGAGGCATAAATACGGTTACTTAACAGAAAATGGAGAAAAAGTTGAGACTTATTCTGTATGTAGAGGTGAATGGATTCCTGTTAATCATAAATTTATAACAGAATATACTGATAAGGGGTATCTAAAAATTATATTTGGTGCGGGGATGGATGCAAATTCAGAGATTGATTTAAGTAATGCATCAGAT